TGCCAAGGCCCTGCCGCGGTCGATGCGGCTGACCTTAGACTGCTTACTGCCTATCTTTTTCAATCAGGTACCTCCAAATATTTTCTTTTCCAGTTCACGGTTCTGCCTTTCCTCCTCTTCCAGCCTCTTCATGATTATCGCGTTTGCCGGGATGAAGTCAAACATCCCATTATTACTGCATTTGATGCATCTGTCAGGATTATCAAACTGATTCCGTCCACAGTTCCTGCAATCTTTTACTTTCATTTGCTTTCCTCCCTTCCACCTCCGCAAAGGGTTATTTAAATCTTAATCTTTCAGTTTTCCTCATCACGAATAATTATGCCTATTTGGGCTCCGAGCCAGTCAAGACCAGTTCTGTTGAACCAATACGTATAGTTTTTTTCTCCGTGAGCGATTTCTAATGAGCGTTCCATGTAACCGGCTTCAACCAGCTTGTCTAAATCCTTGTCATTTCCACAGAAATAGTTTCTGTACGGTTTGTAGTATTTCTTACCGTGTCGGGTATACAACCTTCTACTTGTATGACCGGAATTAAGCCCAATCGTATGCAATGCTTTTTGACGCATTGTACAGTAGGTTGTTTTACAGCCATTTTCTTCAACATAGATATATTCCTCTTTTGGTAATTCCATCTGCATCCCTCCGTCAAATCTCAGTTTATCTGAGTGGCCGCTATCGCCATTGCCGTATGCAATGACAGCATACAGTCCCTACAAAGCATGATCGTTGTCCATCCTTGCCCAGTTGTTGATGCTTTGATTTCCCAGATTTCCGTATCATTCGACTGCTGTTTACCACAATCATTACAGACCCCATGTCTTTTACATGTTTGGATTTTTACCATTTTCATCCTTCCTCCGGTTCTCCCGGAAACCTTAGCTTTATTATAACAACTTATCCACATAACCCAGGATGCATCCATACTTTTCCACCAGCTTTCGGGATACGTTACTTCCTCTCGCGGCCTCGCTTTTTTCCCTCTGGATTTGTTCCTCAAGCCATTTACGCATTTCCCACACCCGGACTTCATCCGGCCAGGAAGCCCTCGCCCACTTAAGCATTTTACGTATCTGGCTCTTTCTCGCTCCCCGGAAGAATGTCTCTGCATTTATCTCCATCCTTCCGTTTGGGATGTTGAATTTAATTACCATCCTTGATCCTCCTGATTCTCGCTTTCAGCGATTCCATTACCCAGTTCTGCACATCATCCTTACGCCGCAGGGCCTGCATCACATCCTCATCGCGGGTTCCGGCACAGACCAGATGGTGGATGATGACCTTCTCCTGCTGGCCCTGGCGGTGCAGCCTCTTGTTGGCTTGGGTGTATAATTCATAGTTCCATGTAAGGCCGAACCAGATGACGTGATTCCCGCCCTGCTGGAGGTTCAGGCCGTAGGCGCTGCTGGCCGGATGGGTCAGGAGAACGTCTATCTCTCTGGCGTTCCAGTCATCCTCATCCTGTGGTGTCTTAAGCTCCCTCACCCTTAATCCTGTTTTCTCCAGGGCCTTAAGGATTCTTGTCCGGTCGTGCTGGTAATTGTAGAACACCAGCGCCGGTTTCCCCTGAAGGGATTCTATCAGCTCCATAAACGCCTCCAGTTTGCAGCCGTGAACCTCATGAACTTGACGATCCTCGCCGTAAATGGCCCCGTTGGCCAGCTGCAGCAGCTTGTTACTCAGGGCCGCCGCACTGGTTACACTAATGTCCTCCCCGTCCTCAGGCAGCTGCAGCACCATCTCACGTTCCAGCTCACAGTAGGATTTAAGGGCCTTTGCGTCCAGTTCCACCGGTATCTCATGGTACGTGATATCCGGAAGCTGTAGGTAATCATCGGCCTTCATGCTGATGCAGATGTCAGATATCTTCTCCAGGATACCTTCCTCGCTCCCAGGCTTGGCCTCGTAACTGTACACCATGCCATCCGCCCCGCGCTTGTCTGGTTGGAAATACCGTTCCCTGAAATGGGTGTACCGTTTCCCCAGGCGTTCTCCGCCGTCCAGCAGGAATACCTGGGCCCACAGGTCATCCAGCCCGTTGGGGGACGGGGTACCCGTCAGCTCCACCATCCTTTCGATGCGCTCTCCTACGCTGGCCAAAGCCTTGAAGCGTTTCGCGCTGTGGCTCTTAAAACTGCTGCTCTCATCCACCACCACCATGTCAAAGGGCCATGCGTTCCGGTAATAATCCACCAGCCACACTACGTTCTCGCGGTTTGTGATGTAGATGTCAGCCGGCGTGTTTAATGCCTTTATCCGCTTGGCCTGGCTTCCCAGTACAGGTGATACCCGCAGCATTTTTGTGTGATCCCATTTGGCTGCCTCTTTCGTCCAGGTTCCTTCCGCCACCTTCTTAGGGGCTATCACTAGTACCCGGCGTACCTGGAACCGGTTATACTTAAGCTCCTTAATGGCCGTCAGCGTGGTGACCGTCTTGCCAAGGCCCATATCTTGCCAGATGCCTACCTTTTTCATTTCTAAAATCTTCTGGATACAAAACTTTTGATACCCATGGGGTACGAACCTCATTTTTCAATCACCTCCTTTATGTTCCTTTTGTGCTTATTTTCCATCGGACTGGACCTCTTTCTCGAACTGCCGTAATTTCAGTCCACATCCGCAATCCTCCAGGAACTGCTCCGCTTCCCGGATTCCTTTCAGTACCCTTACGTCCTGCCCCATGTCCAGGAGGCGTTTTATCTGCACCTTCTGCAAAGCGCTCAGCTTCCCGCTTTCGGCCTTAAGCTCCACGAACACCGGGCGTATACCGGGCAGTATCACGATCCGGTCCGGCACCCCATCGTTGCCAGGGCTTACCCACTTATAGGCCCGGCCCCCCAGTTTCCTTACCTCTGTCACCAGAACCTTTTCGATATCCTTTTCCCTCATGTGTTTCCCCCAAACATGGCTCTGCTTTTCTCCGCCCACACTATTTCCGGGCTTCTTTCGTCTGCCCATCTCCGACAATAGCCGCCCTCAAAAGACTGAGACTCAACGCCTAACCGTTTTCTTGCTTCTTTGATTTCGGCCTTGCGGGTTTGTGGGCTGTATATCTTGGCAAAGCACATGACTTCTTTGACAGGGCGCCACTGCCTTTTCCCAATCTCCGTAAAATACCTTGCCAACACCATCTCTGCACAACGCACTCCATTTTCATCTAGCGTCACGATATGCCTCCTGTCTACAAAACCCTCTTATCACGTGATGTGTTATTATAAATAGGCGTATTAGGCGGTATATGTATATACCTAATATATCTATTTTTATACTTATATAGATAATTGGTAGTCATAGTAGTTAGATACTGGAAAACCTTGTGTTTTCAATGCTTTTCTTGTCTACGTTATCAGGCTACTACGTTGACTACTGACTACTTACAGCGTGACTACCAGCTACTCTCTGGCTATTTTCAAACTACTGTGCTAAGTAGTTACGCGCTCGAATCCTTTTTGGTTTCCATAGGGTCCAAATCTTCTAGGGGTTTTTATCCTCTTCCACCCTTTCGTACTTAGTAAAATATTGTTGATTTCAGTGCTATCACTTCGCTTCATGTACCGCTTTTCACCTCCGTAGCATTCCTCCCAAATCTCTACTGCGCACACTTTATTTCTCTTAACGAGCTCCACGCTCTCGTCATGCTGAAGGAATCCATTTAAAAACTGTCTCCGCTGACCGATAGCCAGCTGATCCCAATTTGACGGTATCGGCTTTTCCAGGAAATCCTGTATGATTCCCTCTTTCCCTGACAGCTCCCTGTGGCTCTCCTGCTGTTCCATGGCCATGGCCTCTATCTCTTTAGGCAGATACAGCGGCTCTCCCAATGCCCAGTACGTGTACGCCTCAGCCCATATCTGATCCACCTCACCCGGCATATCCGTCCAGATGGATTTCTGCGCCGGATACAGTCCCGCATCGATCGGCCAGAACCGGCGGTTGCCTGTCGCATCCTTTAGGAACTCATTGTCGTTGCTGGTTCCAAAAAACACGCAACGCCTTGGGTGCTTCTCTGTCTGCCTGCCGTAAGCCGCCCTATAGATGTCATGGCACTTGCTTAAAAACTGTTTGATGGCGGATGTCTCCTGTTTCGTAAAGGCCGTAAGTTCCCCCACCTCATTAATCCAGGTTCCCTGTATCAGCTCCGCAGCGTCCTTGCCCTCGAATGATGTAAGGCTGTCTGAAAACCACGCCTTTCCCAGATTCGAGAGGAAGGTACTCTTACCAATTCCCTGCGGCCCTGTAATGATGGGCATATTATCATATTTCACACCGCCCACAACAGCCCTTGCCACGGCCGCGCACAGAGACTTACGCATGACCGCCCTTGTATAAGGCGTGTCATCGGCTCCCAGGTAGACGCTTAACAGGGTATCCACCCGTTTTACACCGTCCCATGCAAGGCTCTGAAGGTACTGCTTGACCTCGTTAATCTTGTTCTGCTCCCCCACGATTGCCAGGGCGTCCGTCATGTTGTTCCGGGCCGTGATGCCATAGTAGGTCTCCATGTACCAGTAGAAGCCCGAAATGTCCGTATCTGTCCACAATCGTTTCTCTGTCTCCTTGTTCCACGGCACCGCGCCTAAGACCAGCCCCCTTCCTGCAAATTCATCCGTGACAATCCTGCCTTTTAGCAGGGGGTCATTTTGCAGTGCCAGGATGATGTTGTTCACGGTCTTTTTGTAATTCCCATTTCCATCCACAGCCAGCTGTCCCAGCCAGTCTAGGCTTTCAGGATCTGCCGCTGTGGTTTCTCCCACGGAGGCGAACGCCGCCGCAGCCTCGTCGTGTTTCTCCCGCGCCATCCGGTCGGCCACAGCCTTGTCAGACACTGCAAGCTTGCTCATGGCCACGAAGGACGGAAGCTTATTGGCTGGCGTCCCTTCTTTGGCCGCGGCGTCCTTATCGCCGTACATATGCAGCCGGACCAGGTCGAACGCGTTGACCAGCTGGCCGCAGCAGGGGTCATGGGAATGGTGGGAGTACAGGAACAGGCCGCCGTCATATACGATGGCGCCGCCGGTTGTCTCGCCTCCGGTGTATGTGTAGCGCCCCGTTGTGGCCGTCTCCTCATACATCCCCGGGATAAACCGCTCCATCGCCTCAACGATGCCGTACGTACGGCAGAAAGCGCCTATGACGCCCCGTTTTGTTGTGGGATCCTCCTGCCTGGCCAGCCGGCGCCGTTCAATGGCATCCGCCCCCGGCACCTGGGGCCACTGGGTAACGTCCTTCCAGTCCCCGTACATCCCCAGCAGCCCGTCCAAGCTGCAGAATGGGCTGTCGTATACCTGATATACATACTGGCTGTCGCTGCAGCAGCTTGGCCAGTACATGAGCCTGTGCGGCTCAAACGTAGTCGGGTCGCAAAATTCAATTCCCAAAAGGGACGCCAGTTTCCTAGCCGCCGGCTCATACTCATCCGCTGTTGCCGTCCTGTCCACCGGTACGATGACGCGCAGCCTCGGGGCGTACCCGCTGTGTTTCCGGGTGCTGTACACGGCCGCGGCGCACCCCAGCCCTCCCACGCGCCTCAGGATGTCGTCCGTCTGCCCCGCAGGGATATTGTCCAGATCCAGTGTGAGCAGATCCCTGCCCTCCACATGGTCCTGCTTCCTGCGGTTCCCCTTAAAGGTGCCGCCCACGAATCCGCCTATGTCCTTAAGTTCATCCTGCTGCGCTTTCGGGAAAGCAAGGTACTGATCCAGTGTCTCGCCGCCCCTTACCGGGATGCTGAGCTTTTCTGTAAACTCAGACCACATGATGGCGCTTCCCGGCCACTGTATTGCCTTCCGGCTTCCTGCTGTGCTTATATGCAGCATCCTGTTATTCTGCACCCTGTTTCCCTCCTAGTCCTTCATGTAGTAGCCGCTCTCAAACCCGGCGCCCTTAAGTACCAGCCCCGGCGCCCAGGGTATCGGTTCGGCCATCAGGCCGCATATTTCGCCCACTGTCGTTTCCATGGGCGCGTCGATGATAACCTCATCATGCACATGGAACACCACCTGCAGGCCTCTGGCCGCGATCCGTTCCAGCGTAACTGCCAGACAGTCTCTGGCGATGGCCTGGACAATGTTTTCTGTCATCTTACCCCCATAGGTCGATGTTACCTCCCACTTTCGGGTCTGCTGCCCCATCGTGTGGTAATGAACGGCTGTTTTCTCGAATTGGTTCTCCTTTAGGAATGGCCTGCAGTAGTACAGCTTACGTCCACTCGGCAGACGCACCGTGAGAAAGGACTGGCCATAGATGAGATCCCCTTCCAGCGCAAATATGAGCCCGTTGATACCCTGCGGCTGTGCTGTCTCCATGACGGTAATCGCTGCGTTCTCTACGGCGTACCACAGGCCGCATATCTGCCGGTTCGCCTGACGCCACCGCCGCACAATGTCCGGAAGTTCCTCTTCGGTCAGGCCCATCCTTAGTGCACCCATACTGACCAGGGAATGGGTGCCTCCCTGGTAACCCAGGGCCAATGTGGCCACCTTTCCCTTCTGCCTTAGGGCGTACTCAGGGTTTCCCTTTGAAATCTGCTCCACCGGCACCCCGAACATCTGGGAAGCCGTGGCCTCGTAAATCTTCCCATGGGTGGCAAACACCTCGTTCACCCACTGTTCCCCTGCCAGCCAGGCAATCACGCGGGCCTCAATGGCGGAAAAGTCCGCCACTACGAACTTGTGCCCTTCCGACGGGATAAACGCTGTCCGGATCAGCTGTGAGAGCGTGTCAGGCACATTTCCGTAGACCAGCTTAATCCCGTCATAGTTCTTAGCCTTCACCAGCTTCCGGGCATAGTCCAAAGTCTTGATATAATTTCTGGGAAGGTTCTGCAACTGTACCAGCCGTCCGGCATACCTCCCGGTACGGTTGGCTCCGTAGTACTGTGTTAATCCGCGTACCCTGTCGCCCTCTCCGCGAGCCGTGTCCATGGCCACGTATTTCTTGATGGAGGTCTTACCCAGCTGTTGCCGGATTTCAAGCATCCGGCAGACATCCTCCGGAAGATTCTCCTTATCCTTCAGTAGGTCCTCCACCGTGGTTTTCTGGAGGTCACTCAGCAGGTCAGGGTCATCCGGATGCTTTTTTGAGTGGTTGTTGATCCATGGTACCAGCTGTGGCTGGCTGTTCGGGTTTGGCAGTCCCGTAAGCTTCATGGCCTCGTCCGTCAGCTTCTGGGTGCTAATTCCATCTATGTACAGAGCCCCTTCAATCAGTCCTGTGTCCACCCGGACGCCATAAGCATTCATCAGGACGTCCATCTGCCAGAGTTTTTCTTCTTCCTCCGGCATCGGGAACAGGTTCAGGCGCTTCAGTATCTCATGTTCCGTGACCACATCCTGTCTGCAGTATTCCTTAAAAAGGTTCCACTTGTCCGTATCATGCCAGGGCTGGTTCCACATACGCCCGCCATTGGTTTTTGTCGGCTTGCAGGGTACACAGAAGTACCGGATCAGCGCCCTCCCCGTCATGAGTTTCTGTTTGTCCTGCGGGAGGCCAATCGCTTTACCTGTGGCGTCCAGACCGGCAGTATAACCACAGTACAGGCCATGAGCCATAGTACACCGCCACTGATCAATCGGAGTCTCATAACCGGCACGGTTTAAGCAGTACCATTCAAATGCCGCACTATAGGCGTGTTTGATAACAACCGGATCGTCAAGGGCCTGCGTAAGCCAGCAGGAAAGCTCCTCCCCATTTTTAAGATCGATTATCTTAACCGGGTCATCGTCCCACTGGTACGCGAACAGGAGGATCTCAAAATCCGGAGACTGTGCGTATTTGTAAGCGCCAGCCTTTCCTATATCCTCGCTGCTGCGCGTCTCTATATCAATGCTGAGATGATGGTTTTCCATCTGTGCTCCTCCCTGTCAGACTGAAGGGCTTTCCGTCCCCTCCTAAAATCAATATGGCATCCCAGTGATTGGATTGATGGCTGCCTGCTGCGGGGCGGCGTATCCTGCCTGCTGACCGTACTGCGCCTGCTGCGGCATCGGTGTCCCGAAAGCCTGTGCTGCACTTGGCGCGCTGCCTCCCAGGGAATCTCCATCTCTCAGCTTCTGTACCGGCCCCAGGCCGCAGCCAATCCCCTTCTTGCCGCCAAAGGCATAAGGGTAGAACGATACATTCACACGCCCATACATGCCGCTGTATACCTCGGACTGGTTGATAATGGGGTTCCCCGTCTTGTCCACGATCTCGGGTGGGTAATCCGCCTTAGCGCTGGCCGTGAACACCCAATGCCCCTTGCACTCAGGCCCGAAGGCCATGCCATCGGATGGCCTCACGCCATCCCCGTCATAGACTGGCACCGGAATGATTGGAGGGCACTGTCCGTTCCACTTCTCGCTGATGCCCCGCTGCTTCGCGGCCTCAATGGCCGCGTTAATCCTTCCCATGGTGTCCGTGTCCGTTTTCGGCACCAGCACAGTCACCTGGTACTTCTCTTCCTGTCCTGGCTGATAAGCGTAGGGTTTAAACAGGTGCACATAGGACAGCCTTACTTCTCCAGTTGTTACATTCGTTAATTCATTCATGTTATTCTTCCTCCCCAAACGCCTCCGCGGCACTTACTTTATTTGTGATGGCTGGCCGGTTATCCGTTTCTTCTGCTAATGCCGGCTTCCCCGGCTTCTTGATGATCAATCCGCCTACAAGTTCCTGAAAATTCTTCTTTCCGACCACCTTCTCCACCTGAGCCAGCGAGAGCGGCTTACGCTCCCATAGGATGGCGTCTGATATTCCGTTCGATGTAAGGACACCGAACGCCTTATCCATGTCAGTCCAGTCCCTGGAGCCGCGTCCCTCCACGGCCTTCCACCCCGGTACCTCCTTACCGGCCAAGCACTCCGACAAGGCCGCATCCTGGGCGTCGCTGAGCCACCTGGCCACGTCCCTGCCCTTAAGCAGATACCGGCCCAGTTCCTCATTTGTGAGGAGTTTCGGATCCGTCCCCGCCAGGAAGGCCAGTTCTACGTTCTTCTCCGCCCGGGCCTTGCATCTTCCCCTGGCCCTGCAGTACCTGCATGTCTTAGGGGCCGGCGCAAACTCTCCTTCCCCCTTAATGGCCAGGGCCGCCCGTTCTTTTACGAACTCACCAAACTGCAGAAGCTCATCCAGGGTACACTCCCATTCGGATATGCCATCTGGAAGTCTTGGCTGCACGATGGACAGCCTCACCGTCTTAAACGTATAAAGAATCCTATACACCTCATAGGCCCCCAGGGCATACAGCAGCATCTGTGGGTTCCATTCGGCATTCACGCGGCCGTCCGGACTCTTGCCATACTTGAAGTCAATGACATGTAGGATGCCGCCCCCTATCAGGATGCAGTCCGCCGTCCCTCCGGCCTCATCCTCATCAGGGAGATGCGGTATGTAGGCATCCAGATTTAAATATGATTCCAGCTTTACCGTGGGGCTGGACTTGAACTTCATGGCAACGGACTTAACATAGTCCAAATAATCATCCGTATAGCTCGTCATCTCGTCATCCCACAGTTCCTCTTTCTTCAGCTTGTTGATGGCCGCCGTCAGCTTCCGTTTCCCAAAATCCACCGTGTAGAAGTAATTCCTTGCTTTAAGCTCCGCCAGTTCATGGGCCAGCGTCCCTTCTGCGGCGGATGTGCCGGCCTTATCCGGGAACTGCCTCCCCAGCAGGGCGCTGGGGGTGCAGGCCATCCACTGATGGGCATTGGACGGGCTTAACAGCGAATGCTGCCTTCCGGCATGTCCCCCCGTCATATCTGTGCCCCCAGCCCCCGGAGCGCGGTCGCGAACGCGCCATACTGCTCCGGCCGCAGAGATGGCAGCGCCTCCACCCCGAAGCTCTGGATAAGCTGCAGCAATTCCGGCTGCTTGCCAGAGTCCATCAGCGGAATGGCTGCCTTCGTCAAATCATCCAAAGTATAGCCGGGTGCGGTCGTGGGCACTGGCGCCGGTGGTGTGACTGGAGCGGGTGGCTGGGGGGCAGGGGCAGACGGCTCTATGTGCGCCTGCTGTACCTGCACGTTCCGGGATTGTACCGGGACTGTCATTTGCATCGCATCTCCTACCAGCTTCTTTGCGAAACCCATCATTTCCTCGTAGTCATTAAATGTAACTGTAATCATCCTTCGATTCCTCCTAATCCTTCTTTTGGTGCGGCTAATTTTTCAATCAGCCGTGTAATGCCCTTAGCCATTTCCAGACGCGATTCCATCCGCAAAGATCCTGCTTTGCCTTATGGCCGCCCCTCTCATCCGCTTCTGGGTCATACGTCAATGCCTGCAATACCGCGTACTGCTCTGATAACTCATACAAACCTTCTTTGATCCTTGATTTTCCTCCTTTTCTCCCTTATAATAAGGGGGTGATGTTTTATTTACCTGGCCGACCGGAGTTTGTGCCTCCCTCGGCCTTTTTCTTGCCTTTCCGTTTCCCCATCCGTATACATTAAGCCCCAGGGCTGCCGCCGCCCGGTTCGTCCCGTTCCTTCGCCTGCTCATCCCGTGCCTCCTTCATAGGCTGATATATCCGCCCCAGGTCAATGCCAGAAGCGTTGTGCTGACCGCTGAGGTAAGCAGCAGGGCCGTTCTCCATTTCAGGGCCTCCCGGCAGTCCCTTCTGGCCTCCTTAAGCCTCCCCTTAAGCCGGGCGCAGGTTTCCTTAAGTTCTTCGTAGGTTGGTTCCTTTGCTGTGGGGATGATTTGTATCATTGTCTGGTTCCCCCTGTCGGCTCATTTTTATGGGTGGTTAATTCAAACCGGCAGTTTCCTCCATCCGGCACCAGCAGCTTGATTAGGGGGTAGTCTTTAAAATCCCTTGCGGCAGAGCTGTCCCACATCTCTCCTACCTGGGTGCTGTTATACATCTTTCCTACCTGGGCGCTGTTATGCATCTCTCCTACCTGGGCGCTGTTATACATCTTTCCTACCTGGGTGCTGCCCCACATCTCTCCTACCTGGGCGCTGCCATACATCTCTCCTACCTGGGCGCTGTTATGCATCTTTCCTACCTGGGTGCTGCCCCACATCTCTCCTACCTGGGCGCTGCCATACATCTCTCCTACCTGGGCGTTGCCATGCATCTCTCTTACCTGGGTGCTGCCCCACATCTCTCTTACCTGGGAGTTGCCATGCATCTCTCCTACCTGGGCGCTGTTATACATCTTTCCTACCTGGGAATTTTTCAACAGAACCACAGCATCACCGCACAGTTTCTCCACTTCGCAGTCCTTTAGCATATAGTACCCGGTTCGCAGCGTATCAATCTTTTTACCAGCCAGCACATGGCCGCTCCACCATTCCTTCACCGCTTCCCGGAACCTGGATATGTGGCCCTCCCTATCCTCCTCAAACCAGTCCGGCACAATATCCTGGTCAATCACAAACTCCCACCCATCCGGGTCTGTCCACCACTCATTTTTCTCAGGTATCAGCTCCGCCCGTACAAACACCCTGGCGGCGTTTTCGTATGTATCGCTTATGTTAAGCTCCTCCAGCATGTCCTGGTGGCTGTCATTGTCCTTCCGGGCGATTACTGCCCTGTCTTTTAATAGAATTCCGCTTCGGAATCTGCACATGTCTTTTTCCTCCTTTTATTTCTTTTCTCCCCTGCGGGGAATGCTTGTCCAATAGGGCCGCCATTAGGCGGTTTGGGTAATTTCAATGTTTGAAATAGTAGTAAGAGGCCTGTAAATAAAACTATTCGCAATGCTTTCCTGTTTATCTTTAGATAATTCATCAAGGCAAATTCTCTGTCCCTCTATATTGACCCAATTTGAAAAGGTCATTGTTGTAGCTTCTGTTCTTTTCAATATCACCACCCCTCTCTGACGGAATATATGCTGCTATGGTTGTACTTCTTACGTTGTCCGACTTGTCTTTTCCTTCCCCTCATCCTATACTGTACTTACAGGCGTTGCAGCGCCAAGTACAAAAGGAAGGATTATATATATATGAACAATAATCACCAATCTCTCATAGCCGCAGTGTCTGCATTTCAAAGTTCTTTAGAAAAGATGAATACAGATTTAACCGCCGCCTACTCTCCCATTATTCAATCTATTTCACAAATGCAAAGTGCACTTGCTTCCGCCATGTATCCGCAGATAAGCTTAGCTAGTCAAATACAAGCTATGCATGAAGCTCTATTGGCACCCATTCAGGAAATGCAGCTTTCTATGAATAGAGTAATTTCAAATGATATTGCAAATACTCTAGCACTTAACAACTCTACTATCCAAGATTTGACAAAAAATATTCAGAACAGCCTTGTTGATTTTAGTTCCCATATCTCAACTGACTTTTCATCAATATTGAAAAACATTTCCTTTCATCAAGAATATGTGGAAGTGCCCGAATACCTATACTCTTTTACTATTCATGAGAATGAATACCCACAAGAAGTCTCGCTTACCGCTGAAGCCCCAATTCCAAAGCGACGCATGACGCTGGAATTCTTTTTAAGCTGTGTATTGCCAAATATAATTGCTTTATTTAGCGTGTGGTTGACCATCTATTATCACAATGTAGACACATCTTCTCAAAGTACAACTGTGCAGGCTGAATTAACCATGTTTGAAAGCTATACCGAATCATTAAATCAACTTAATACCTCTGTGTCCGCACTTAACGATTATTTAGTATCTCAGTCAAAACTGTATCCAGATTCGTGTTCAGCTGTTGCAACAGATTCAAATGCTGTTCGTGAAGAAAACGAATCTGATTCCGCAACTGCTGATGAATCTGAAAATCTTGATATGCTCCAACAGCCTGATTAATTGATATAACCGCTATTACTATCCAGACCATAGTGATATGCGGTTTCTTCTTTTCCACCTCGCTCACCTTCTTTCTCCCCTGTGGGGGTTGCTTCTGGATAATTCAAAATAAACCGCTCCAAATCACTTCCCCGTATTTTCTTTTGTCCCAAGAGCAGATATGGGAGCTTCCTGGAATTAATCAGCTCATATACCTTACTGGGATTTACTTTCAGAACTTTTGCAGCTTCCTTCACTGTGTACAGTGGTTTGTAAGGTTCTACCATCGCTTTTATCCTCCTTCCTCTCATAGTCCTTGCATGGATACCGCCGTGTCCGTTCCGGGCACTGGCTATACCGGCTGGTCTTGCATGTCGTATTGATATGTACCGCCTCCCTCGTTGCGTTTTATCCCCCTCCTTGGTATACTGTACTTACAGGCGTTGCAGCACCGAGTACTGAAGAAAGGAGATTTTCATGGATAAAAAACAAATTGCGCATGAAATTGCTTTAATTTCCGCAAAGGCCTGTTGCGATACCAACATGCCTGAATATGTTAATACTTCTGGTGTAAAAAGCTATGCATCTGATATGGTTAAACACTATCTGGAAGCATACGCAACTGCTGAGGAATCCTTAAACAACGCTCTTCCTGTGAAAAAGGGTTCCATAGAAGTATTAAAGTAATTTCAACTCGGAAATGTAAGGAATGACTTTTTGCGCGTCATCCAGTATTTCCATTGCCCGTGTTGCAGACATATATTCTTCTTTAGCCAACAAAAGGATTATGTCTGCAATCAGGCGGTAATCTTCTTCAAAGGATTTTACAAGGCCTGATTTATTCAACAGATTAATAGCTCTTCCAACTCGCTTAGTGGTGAGTTTTCCTTTTCTCATCTTCTCTCGCCTCCTTTCCCCATTGACACACATACGTAATAGTGGTATATTCTTCTTATCGAACGTGCGTTTGCTTTTCTTCCTGAAAGAAAAAATCCAATGGTTTATCAAGAGCTTTGCAAATATCGTAATATTCGTTTGCTTCGATTTTTCGATTACCATTAAGAATTGCATTGATAGTGGTTAATCCCATATCGGTCTTATCAGCAAGAAATGTTTGCTTGATTCCTCTGGCATCCATATATGCCTTAATTTTTAAACCTAGCATCTTTTCACCTCCTTATACGGTTATTTCGTGTATGCTCAAATACTACTACGGAATATTCGTATTGTCAAGCTGATTTTTACGGAATATTAGTACTTTTATTTATTTTTTTTAACTTCATATTCGGATTTTCCGTATCTTTATATTGATTTTCCGTACTTTGTGTGATAATCTACTATTGTACGGAGGAATACAAAAATGGGAGATATTAAAGAAAACATTTCAAATAACATAGTATATTACCGTAAAAAAATCGGACTTACCCAAAGTCAGCTTGCAGAAAGGCTCGGAGTTAAGACCACCACTGTTTCCACATGGGAACGTGGCGCCAGTTCACCAGATATTGAAACTCTATATGATATCTGTAAAATTTTTGGTGTATCTTTGGATGAGATGTACGGAGTAAATACGGAAAAAGGATTTAGCCAGACCGACCACCCCTACGATAGATTAATTACTGTATACACCAGAAGTAGAAAAAATCTTTCCCAGGAAGAAAAAATGAGACTCGCTCGTATAATATTATCGGATGATGACAACGAGGAGTAATATCAAATGGATTATCAAAGCCTATATGACAGTATTTTATACGCATATACGTTTTTTGGCATTGACTCATTTCCAGTAGACTGCTTCGAATTAGTGCGGAAATGTGGTTTCAGAACTGTGAAATATACGGACTTAAGTGATAAGAAGAGAATAGCCTGTCGAACCCTTAGCGAAGATGCCTGCCTTTTGGATGGAACATTGTTTTATGAGGCTAAAGCCCATTCGCGACGGATACAATTTACAATAGCACATGAATTTGGGCATGTGTTCTTGAAAACAGACAATGAGGACAAAGCTGATGAATTTGCCAGCCATTTTTTAGCACCACGTATTCTTATTCACAAATATAAATATCATGACGCAATCCAGATACATGATACTTTTGGTCTGTCCTATCAGGCATCTAACAGAGCCTTGATGTCCTACAAAGAGTGGTTCCGCAGTATCTCCTACAGCGCAACCAGGAAACCCACGGAGCCGGAGTTGCAACTGGAACATATTTTCTTTCCTGAACCAAACCTTATTCCACTCATGGAAGGTATTGTCCAATCGGCCAGGGGGTGTTATACTGAAGAGGATGAGGCTGGCTACTCTGAATTGAATGAACGTTCTGATTTTATGAGATTAATAAGTAGATGGCATGGAGACCGTGGTTTTGGCCTTGCAGAAAACAAATGGCTTTACGGGAATGATTTATGATTAAATAGCCTATGGCTTTTTAATAAAATTCGGCTTAGCCGTTAACTTAGGAGGAATGTATATGAAACAGAAATTAAGCAAATGTCTACTTATCTCATTTATATTAGGTGTACTATACCTGATATATTCGGCCACATACTGGTCAGGTGCTGCTGGGAGCGGAGCGTCTACTGCTGAACAGATTGGTTCCGGTTTAGCTACTGCAATAGTGATGCCCCATCTTGTATTCACAGCACTCGCTGTAATCTTTAATGCCCTGGGGTTATTCATGAGAAAGCGAGGCTTCGCATTAACGGGTGCCATACTGTATACTGTTGCTTTAGTATTATTCCCGGTTTATTTCATGTTTGTAGTCATACAGATGATTTTATCATATGTCGGATTTGCAAAAATGAAAAAAGAGAACAAGCAGGCTAATTAGAATCATATTGGGGAGGATTTACAAATGAAAAAACTTTTTCTGGCAACCTTACTAACCACTAGCATTATATTATCAGCCTGCAGTTCCGGCACATCTGAGGCGCCAACCCAACCGGTCTCCGTGTCACAAAAAAAGCGAAGACGCCAAATCAGAAGCGAAGAATGATGCGAAGGAAACGAGTGCTGATGATACTCCAGCGGAAGAAACTAATGCAGAAGCGCCATCTGATGAAGTCACGCTGGAAGAAAAAGAAATCTATAACCAAGATAATATCATTGTCACTGCGACCGGACTTAAGATGGATGGTTTTTGGGGGCCTGAAATAACGCTACTTGTCGAAAATAATAGCGATAAGAATCTCACTATCCAACCTCGGAATAGTTCTGTTAATGGATATATGATAGATTTGCAGATGTCATGTGATGTTGCTGCAGGTAAAAAAGCAAATGATGGTATGGTCATATCCAATAGTGATTTAGAAAAATGTGGGATAGATACTATTGCGGATATTGAATTCTCCTTACATATATTTGAAAGTGATTCCTGGGAGTCCTATGTAGACACTGAACCGATAAAGTTGACTACTAGTGTCGGCGCTGGATACCAGCAAGTATACGATGACAGCGGAGAGGTTCTTTATGACAATAATGGCATTAAAATTATATCAAAAGGTCTTTTAACTGATGATTCAATCTTTGGGCCGCAATTCATAACATATATTGAAAATAATTCAGACAAGGGCATTACAGTTCAAGTTAGAGATACTTCTGTAAATGGTTTCATGATTGATTCTTCCATGTCCGCCGAAGTGGCCTCCGGGAAAAAGCGGATTAGTGCAATGAGTTTTTTAAGCAGTCAACTTGAGGAAAACAAAATTACGGAATTTAAGAACATTGAAACGTCATTTCATATTTTTTATACCGATGGATGGGATACCATTGAAGACACCACGCCTATAACTATTTCTTTTAAATAAATTGTAAGCAAAAAGCCACTCCTGTTGGCGCAGGAACGGCTTTTCACATAGATTTCTCTTACCAAGCTACCCCAGAAAGATAATCCAAACATAGACACTTGGATTATATCATTCCTGGAGCGTCCTGGCAAGGGGCGTATTTTTTATACCAATTTTTAAGGAGGATTGATTCATGGGACAGATAACAGCGCGAAAACGCGGAAAAACCTGGGAGTATGGTTTTGAAGGAGCTAAAGTGAATGGAAAAAGAACACGTATTACTCAAGGAGGATTTCGTACAAAAGCCGAAGCTTTGGATGCTGGGACAAAAGCTAAAGCGGAATACGACAATGCCGGTCAGAGGTTTATTCCATCATCAATTAGCTTTTCGGATTATCTGGACTATTGGTATAATAAGCACGTACTTGTAAACGGTTCTATTAACACCAAAAATAGCTATAAAAACGCCATTGATAAGCACATTAAGCCAGCACTTGGGAAATATTATCTAAAATCCCTAACCAGCGATGTGCTTCAGGATTTTGTAAACGATCTGAAAATATCTAAGGGATTATCAAAAAACACCGTTAAATACATTAAATCATGCGTATCGAGTGCCTTAAACTATGCGGTGAGTCCATGTAAATATATCCATTCATCTCCGATGATTGGTGTCCGTTTACCAGTTTACAAGAAAGAACAGAAAAAGGAATATGTTTTATCTAGAGAGGATTATCAGAAGATAATGACTCTATTTCCTTTTGGATCTAACTTCTTCATTCCTTTTATGATAGGATATTATACAGGAGTGCGGTTAAATGAATGTTTTGGCTTAACATGGCAGGATATTGATTTAAAGAAAAGAACCCTCACAGTACATCGGCAGCTTTCCTACGATTCCGGTACCTGGGGATTCTCCCCACTAAAAACGCAAACCTCTTACCGGACAATCCTATTTGGGGACACACTGTTATCAGCATTAAAGGCAGAACGAAAACGACAGTTAGAAAACCGAATGCGTTACAGAGAATATTATTACAAGCATTTCATCATTCACTCTGAAATCATTACTTCTCAAGAAAATATGGATGGTGAAATGATTGATTTTGTATGCCGTCAGGAAAACGGAAAGCTTTATACGTCTCAAAGCCTAAAAAATTCCATTAAGATAATTCATGAAAAGTTGGGCTTGAAGGAGTTTCACTACCATACATTAAGGCACACACACGCCACTATCCTTGCTACGCATATATCCAATCCTGCCATCGTGCAGAAACGGCTGGGGCATTCCGACATCGAGACCACATTAAAATACTATGTCTTTAATATAGAAAACGGCGAACAGAATGCAGTAGACATATTTGAAACATTTGCGTAA